GGCTAGTGATAGCTTAACGCTATCGGTTAATACAATCTCAGCCTTGCTAGGTGAGTGGGCTTGTTGCTTAGTTGCTTTCAATGATGTAGTTGACATAATAAAACCCTTTCAAATGTAGCTGTCACGAAGTGCAACAACTTAAGAACCATTCTACTCTCAAAACCTTACAAAGTCAAGTTAATAGCGCATAACATGGTGATAAATCGTGAACTTTGTTATCCCACCCTATACCCATCCCCCTAAACTAAAATAGGGACTCCTATACTTTCTATTACACTAGGATGCGCACAAATAATCTGGCAGTATTTTCAAATTGCGTTTCATGTAACAGCCCCCGTCACCAATAGATTCGCCCTTCGCGATAAAAATATATAAAAAATTTGTTGAAATCATTGTCAAGCCGATCCGTTTGCCGATTGTTACCACGAAGTTCACTAAATACCACACGGTAAAATATGCGTATCCCGCAAACTTTGTAAACTTCGTGACTATAAACACTTGTTTTACTTCGTAAACTTTGTTATATTGCGTCCATCGCAAATTAGATTGCGCAAAAAAGGTGACAGAAATGTCCATAAAAGTAATACCCGATCCAACAAAGCCGTTGCCAGACGACTTTGACTCACAAGAGCCAACAACTTTTGCCGAAAGAGTAAAGGTTGCAGCTGCGACTGCCAAAAGACTGCTAGAAGCAGGGGCAGAAATTCCCGTATCTACGCAAGAAAAGAAAGAAGCCGAGGAAGTTTTCAAGGCTTACACGAATCCCGAGACTAAAAACCCCGAACCTAAGGCGGTTAATAAGTATTTAAACACCCCAGCGACAGTCCAACATCTATATATGATGCTGTCAGCCTATGATCATCAGGTTGTACAAGATGCTGTGCAGCTTAGACGCTACATTACTAACAAATTAATTGAAGATTCTGATCTAGCCGATCCACGGCATAGACTTCGTGCCCTAGAATTGCTAGGGAAGATTTCAGATGTGGGGCTCTTCAGCGATAAAACCGAGATTACTGTCAAGAATGTGACTCAAGAAGACCTTGAAGCGCAGATTCGGTCGAAACTATTCAAGATTTTGGGTAACAACGCCACTATTGTGGACGAATCCGAGATTATTGATGCTGAGATTACTAGCTTAACCCCTGACGATTTGAAATAGAGAGTCTAAATGCCTGAAATTACAGGGATCAAGCCCGAGCAATTGCAGAAAGCGATGTCAAACATAGGTGTTCTGCCTAAAACAGAACAAGAAGAACTATTGGCTATGCTGGATGCACTAGAGGACATGAAGAAGTTATCTTCAAGACAGAATACATTCTTGGAGTTTATCGAACATGTATATCCTGGCTACAAAGTTGGAGAGCATCACAAACGCTTGGCGCAGATATTTGAAGATATTGCGAATGGCAAGAAAAAACGAGTCATCGTTAATATCGCTCCACGTCACGGCAAATCTGAACTCATATCGTACCTTGCACCCGCTTGGTTTCTGGGCAAGTATCCAGCCAAAAAGATTATCATGGCGTCTCACACAGCGGATCTTGCTGTTAACTTTGGTCGCCGTGTGCGTAACCTTGTGGGCTCAGAGGCTTATAGGGATATTTTCCCGGAAGTAGAACTACAGGCGGATAGTAAGTCTGCTTCACGATGGGGTACGAACTATAATGGTGAATACTTTGCTATTGGTGTGGGCGGCGCTCTGGCTGGCCGAGGCGCCGATCTTTTTATTATTGATGATCCTCACTCAGAACAAGATGCTAAGTTGGGAAGAGCGGATGTGTTTAAGCCTGCTTGGGAGTGGTTCCAGTCTGGCCCTATTCAGCGTCTTATGCCGGGCGGTGCAATTATCGTCGTGATGACCCGTTGGTCTAAGCTAGACTTGACTGGTGAGATTGTTAACCAGATGGTCAAACAAGAAGGCGTAGACGATTGGGAGGTTGTAGAATTTCCAGCCATCATTGAAGATTCCGTTACACACGAAGAGAAACCGCTCTGGCCTGAGTTCTGGCCTATTGAAGAGTTGAAAGCCAAACGTGCTGCACTAGATGTGCGGTATTGGAACGCTCAGTACATGCAGAACCCGACCTCTGAAGAGGGTGCGTTGATTAAGCGAGAGTGGTGGCAGATATGGGAGAAAGATACACCACCGCAGTGTGAGTTCACCATTATGTCTCTTGACGCGGCTCAGGAAAAGAACACACGTGCCGACTATAACGCGCTGACTGTATGGGGTGTGTTTTTTAACGAAGAAACGGATAATTACAATATAATACTATTAAACAGTATTAAAGAACGTTTGGAGTTTCCAGAACTTAAAGATCTCTGTCTACGAGAGTATAAGGACTGGGAACCAGATGCATTTATAGTAGAGAAAAAATCAAACGGCGCTGCACTCTATCAAGAGTTCAGACGAATGGGCATTCCTGTTGGAGAGTTCACACCGGGCAAAGGGCAAGACAAAATTGCACGAGTCAATGCCGTATCAGATTTATTTAGAAGTGGTATCGTGTGGGCTCCAGATAAACGTTGGGCTATGGAAGTGATTGAGGAATGTAATGACTTTCCTTCAGGTTCTAACGATGACTTGGTTGACTCTACAACAATGGCCTTGATGCGCTTCCGTCAGGGTGGGTTTATTAAGCTACCAATTGACGAGATAGATGAGACACCGGGTTTCAGAAGCTCTAAAGGTAAAGCACTATATGCAATTTAAAGGATAAAACATGGCAACAAATATGGATAAAGGGCTATATGCAGCCCCACAAGGCATAGAAGAATTGGCAGATCAATTGCCAGAACCAGATATTGAAATTGAGATTGAAGATCCAGAAGCAGTCAACATCAATATGGATGGCTTAGAGATTGAGATTGAGCCTGGTAAAGAGTATGACGATGAGTTTAATGCCAACTTAGCTGAAGACATGGACTCAGGTGAACTAGAGCAGTTATCTGGTGATTTGCTTGGGGACTACACATCTGACGTAGATTCACGTAAAGAATGGTTAGATACCTATGTTGATGGTATTGATTTATTAGGTATGAAGCTTGAAGACCGCACAGAGCCTTGGCCTGGCGCTTGTTCAGTATTCCATCCGTTATTATCTGAGGCACTTGTTAAGTTCCAAGCAGAGACTATGTCTGAGACATTCCCTGCAGCAGGACCAGTTAAAACACAAATCGTTGGTAAACTTACAAAAGATAAAGAAGAAGCAGCTGAACGTGTTAAAGATGATATGAACTATCAGTTGACTCAAGAGATGCCTGAATACCGTCCAGAACATGAACGTATGCTATGGGGCCTAGGTTTATCAGGTAACGCGTTTAAAAAGGTGTACTTTGATCCTAGCTTAGAACGTCAAGTATCTATCTATGTTCCAGCAGAAGACATTGTTGTGCCTTATGGCGCATCAAGCCTAGAAACAGCACCGCGTGTAACACATGTTATGCGTAAGACAGAGAACGAGCTACGCAAACTGCAAGTAGCTGGTTTTTATAGAGATGTTGACTTAGGTGAACCATCACACACAATCGAAGAAGTAGAAAAGAAGATTGCTGAGAAGATGGGCTTCAATGCAACCATGGATGATCGATACAAGATCCTTGAGATGCACGTTGACTTAGACTTACCGGGTTATGAAGATGTTGACGAAGATGGCGAGCCTACAGGCATTGCACTACCTTACGTTGTAACATTAGATCGTGGCACAGGTACTGTATTGGCAATTCGTCGTAACTGGGATCCAGAAGATGAGACCAAACAAAAACGTCAGCACTTTGTACATTATGGCTACATTCCAGGTTTTGGTTTCTATCACTTTGGTTTGATTCACTTAATTGGTGCTTCAGCTAAATCAGGCACCATGTTGTTACGTCAATTGATCGATGCAGGTACATTGGCTAACCTTCCTGGCGGCTTTAAATCTCGTGGCTTGCGTATTAAAGGTGACGATACACCGATCGCTCCAGCAGAGTTCCGTGATGTAGACGTTCCAAGCGGCACTATCCGTGACAACATCTTACCGTTGCCATACAAAGAGCCAAGCCAAGTACTACAAAGCTTGATGAATCAAGTAATTGAAGAAGCTAAGGCGTTTGCTAATGCAGCAGATATGAAAGTATCTGATATGTCATCACAAGCTCCTGTAGGTACTACATTGGCATTGTTAGAGCGTACATTGAAGGTATCTTCAGCTGTTCAAGCTCGTATTTACTATGCAATGCGTCAAGAATTCAAACTATTAGCTGGTATTATCCGTGACTACACTCCAGAAGAGTATTCATATGACCCAGAAGTAGGCGATAGACGCGCAAAACAAGCCGATTATGACATGGTTGAGGTTATCCCTGTCGCTGATCCAAACGCAGCTACAATGGCTCAAAAAGTGGTTCAGTATCAGGCTGTTATGCAAATGGCACAACAAAGTCCACAAATCTATGACTTAGTTGAGCTAAACAAACAAATGCTTGAAGTATTAGGCATTAAAAACATTGGTAAGCTTATTCCAGCTGCTGAAGATGAGATTCCAAAAGATCCAGTATCTGAAAACATGGCTATTATTAACATGAAGCCTGTTAAAGCATTCTTATACCAAGATCATGAAGCTCATATCCAGGTTCACCAAGCAGCAATGCAAGATCCTAAGATTATGCAGTTAGTAGGTCAAAACCCACAAGCTCAAGCTATTCAAGCTGCAGCAATGGCTCATATCAATGAGCACGTAGCGTTTGCGTATCGTAAACAAATTGAAGAGCAATTAGGTGTAGAGCTTCCAGCAGAAGATGAGAAGATTCCTAAAGATATTGAAGTTGAAGTATCTCGACTAACTGCCCAAGCTGCACAACAGCTACTAGCTAAACATCAAAATGAAGCGCAACAACAGCAAGCACAGCAACAAGCTCAAGATCCGTTAGTTCAAATGCAACAAGCTGAACTACAGTTGAAAGCTCAAGAAGTGCAGATTAAAGCTGAGAAGACTAAAGCTGATATTGCTGCTGAAGAAATACGCTTACAACTTGAGCAAATGCGTATTGAGTCAGCTGAACGTATTGCTGGTGCTCAGATTGGCGCTAAAGCTGTGTCAGATAAACAAAATCTAGATGCTAAACAAATGGCTGAAGGCGCTAAGATTGGTATGAAGGCTGTATCTGATGAACGCAATCGTGAAGTGCAAGAAGCTCAAATAGAAGCAAATAAAGCATCTCAGAAAGCTAATCGTAAAGAAAAACCTACAGGAGAAACTGAATAATGGATTCAACGCTAGAACTTTTGATTTCAGAAATCGAAGAACAGCGCATTTCAATTATCGAAAGCCTTGGTGACGGTTCCGCCAAGGACTTCGGTGCCTATCAACAAGCTGTCGGTATGGTTCGGGGTCTACTTACCGCACAGTCTTTAATTTCAGACCTCGCAAAAAAAATGGAGAACTTTGATGAGTAACATCAACCTAGGTCAGGCAATGGACCTATCGGAGATGGTAGCAGATGCTCGTGAATTCGGTGATGCCGAAAAAGCGTTGCAGTTACCTGATCCAAAAGGCTATCGTATTTTATGCGCCGTGCCTGATGCAGCAGATGAACATGAGCTTTCAAGCGGGCTCAAGTTAGCTAAAGCTTCAGAAACAAAGCGTATTGAAGAAAATGGCACAGTAGTATTGTTCGTTCTAAAAATGGGCGACCTATGCTACAAAGAAGAAGCTAAGTTCCCTACAGGCCCATGGTGTAAAGAAGGTGACTTTGTCCTTACCCGTGCGTATGCAGGCACTCGTTTCAAAATCCACGGAAGAGAATTCCGCATCATTAACGATGATACTGTCGAGGGTGTTGTTCAAGACCCACGCGGTTACACTCGCGCATAAGGAGTAACAAATGGCTACAAAACCAGAGTTTGACGACGAATTTGAATTTCCAGATGAAAAGGAAGTTAATGTAGTTGGTAAGGAAGAACAAGTTGACATTGAACTGGAAGACCCAGTTGACGAAGTTGACATTGAAATCGTAGATGACACACCAGCACAGGATCGTGGTCGTGAACCACTACCTAAAGAAATGGTGGAAGAATTAGAAAAGGATGATCTAACTGATTATTCTGAGCGAGTTAAAGAGCGTATGGCTCAGCTTCGCAAAGTTTATCATGATGAGCGCCGTGAGAAAGAAGCAGCAGCACGTGAACGTGAAGAAGCCCTTCGTTATGCTCAAGCCATTCAAGAAGAAAACAAACGTTTAAAATCTTCATTGAATACAGGCGAACAATCTTATATGGAAGTAGCAAAACAAGCTGCTTCACATGAGTTAAGTTTAGCTAAACGAGAATACGGTGAAGCGTACGATTCTGGCGATACTGAGAAGATTATTGAAGCTCAACAACGCCTCAATTCTGCACAGATGAAACTGCTTCAAATTGACAATTACCGCCCTCAATATGAAAAAGCTTTACAAGAAGAAGAAACTCGTGTAAATATACAACCTGAACGACCCCAATCTTTCAAGCCAGATACGAAAGCTACTGCTTGGCAGGAGAAGAATACCTGGTTTGGACAAGATGAGGAAATGACTAGTTTGGCTTTGGGGTTGCATGAGAAACTAGTTAGAAGCGGCGTTAGCCCTACCTCTGACGATTACTACCGTCGTATTGATGATACGATGCGCAAACGATTTCCCGAATATTTCGGGGATGCTACGCTGGACGAGGCAAAACCCGCCCAACGCACAAAACCTTCTACTGTAGTTGCTTCGGCTACGCGTAGTACCGCGCCTAAAAAAGTACATATATCTAAATCGGCACAAACAATTGCTAAGAAATTAGGTGTATCACCCGAACAATATGCAAAAGAAATGATTAAATTGGAGAACAGATAATGACTACAACTGAAACAAGAACTACTCGTGACTTAGACGTACGTGAAGCTTACCAACGTCCAGAACAATGGGCACCAGCTTCAGCACTACCTGAAATTAAGAAAGAACCAGGTTGGGCGTATCGTTGGGTTCGTACTAGTATGATGGGTCAGGCGGACGCCACTAATGTCTCTTCAAAAATGCGTGAGGGATGGGAACCTGTCAAATTGTCAGAGCACCCTGAACTACAATTGTTTGTAGACCAACAAAACACTCGAATCAAAGATTCAGTTGAAGTAGGCGGTCTCATTCTATGCAAGACCCCAGAGGAGTTTATTGAACAACGTACTGCTTATTTTAATAAGCAAACTCAGTCTCAGACTGATTCGGTGGACAATAGCTTCATGAAAGAGAACGATGCACGTATGCCTCTGTTTAGTCAGAAGACTACAAAAACATCGTTCGGTAAAGGTAAATAATTAAAGGAGATTTAATATGGCTACTACAGCAGCCCCATACGGTCTTCGTCCTATCAACTTGATTGGTGGTCAGCAATTTGCTGGCTCAACACGTCAAATCAAAATTGCTAGCGGTTACGCAGCTAACATTTTCTTTGGTGACGTTGTTGCAATCGGTACAGATGGTACGATCGTAAAAGTAACAAACGTAGGTACAAACGCAGATCCATTCCCAGCTGGTACAGTTGGTGTGTTCTTAGGTTGTTCATACACAAGCCCATCATTAGGCTATTTCTTGCAGTCACAATACTGGCCTACCGGTACTGTTGCTTCAAACGCTACAGCTTATGTATGTGATGATCCAGATGCATTGTTCCAAATCCAAGCAGATGATGCTGTGACTCAAACAATGTTGGGTTCTAACTTCGGCGTGAATCAAACTGCAGGTTCTACAACTACAGGCGATTCAAAAATTTCATTAGACGTGGCTACTCGTGCTACAACAAACACTATCGCATTGCGTTTAGTTGATTTTGTAAACGGTCCATTCTCTACTGTTGGTGACGCATACACTGATTGTATCGTTAAATTTAACTTTGGTATCCATACGTATTACAATGGTACCGGCGTTGGCGATTAAGGAGAATAAATAATGGCTATTTCACGCGCACAGTTACTCAAGGAACTATTACCAGGTCTAAACGCCTTGTTCGGTTTGGAGTACAAACGTTATGGTGAAGAACATCAAGAGATCTACGAAACAGAGAGCTCAGAACGTTCTTTCGAAGAAGAAACAAAATTGTCTGGCTTCTCAGCAGCACCTGTTAAAAACGAAGGCAACGCCATCGCTTATGACAATGCTCAAGAAGCTTGGACAGCTCGCTACACACACGAAACTATCGCTTTAGGCTTCAGCTTGACTGAAGAAGCAGTAGAAGATAACTTGTATGACACTTTATCTGCTCGCTACACTAAAGCTTTGGCTCGCGGTATGGCGTACACAAAACAAGTTAAAGCAGCTAACGTATTGAACAACGGCTTCAACAGCTCTGGTTCATACAACGGTGGTGACGGTGTGCCATTGTTCTCAGCTTCTCATCCACTTGTTACTGGTGGCGTTAACAGCAACATTCCATCAACTCCAGCTGACTTGAACGAAACTTCATTGGAAAATGCAGTTATTCAAATCGCAGCTTGGACTGACGAACGTGGCCTATTGATCGCTGCTAAACCACGTAAATTGATCGTTCCACCAGCATTGCAATTCGTTGCAACACGCTTGTTGGAAACTGAATTACGTGTTGGTACTGCAGACAATGACATCAACGCATTGAAAAACAATGGTTCAATTCCAGAAGGTTACGCAATTAACCACTTCTTGACCGACACAAATGCATGGTTCTTGA